TGATAATCCTTTATTTTTTAGTAATATAACATCAGCTTATCGTGTTGTAGATATAGTATTAGATGCTAATCATAAACTTTTTGAAAAAGCAGGAAGATGGCAAGGTATAGGTACTATAGCTTATGATTCTGTAATAAATCCAAGTGGTAAAGATTCATTTAGTTTGCCATTAGCTAGACCTATATTATCTAATAATAAGGCATATCCATTAATAGGAGAAATTGTTTATATAATTGGAGCTCCAAATACAGGCATAGGAGAAGTAACAACCAGTATAAATAGTTATTATATTAGTACTATAGGATTATGGAACACAGCAAACCATAACGCGTATCCTGTTAATTCTAATATACCTCCTCCATCCCAACAAAAAACATATACAATGGCTGAGTTAGGAAGTTTAATAACTGTAACCAGCCAGTATACTAAACTTGAACTTGGTAATACATTTATTGAACGTGGTTATATTCATTCATTAGTACCTTATGAAGGTGATATGATTTATGAAGGAAGATGGGGTAATAGTATTCGTTTTGGTTCAACAATTAAAACTAAAGAATTACCTTCAATAGGATTAAATAATTGGTCTCAAGGTTCAAGTACATCTGGGGATCCTATCACTATTATTAGAAATGGACAATCACCAAAAGAAAATAAAACTGCTGGTTATCTCCAAATAGTAGAAAATATTAATGAGGATTTAAGTTCTATTTATTTAACTAGTACACAAACTATACCATTAAATGCATCTAGTATTAGTTATTTTAGTTATCCTAATAACCCACCTCAAGATATAAATAAATTTAATGGTCCTCAATTAATATATAATTCAGGACGTATAGTATTAAATACAAATCAAGATCACTTACTTTTAAGTTCTATTAAATCAGTAAACTTAAACGCTATAGAATCAGTTAATATTGATGCACCTACAACTATAATTCAATCAGGTAATATATTATTAGGTTCTAAAAATGCTACTGAATCTGTTTTATTAGGTGATAGTACTATTACTACTTTAGCATCAATACTTGATAATATGGTAGAATTTTTAGATTCTTTAAAAGGAATAATGTCCACAGGTACTGGAACACCATTAGTTGCATTATCAACTCCCGCGTTTTTTCTATCAACTAAATTAAATGCAATTAAAGGTAATCTTGAAAAAATAAAATCTAACACTGTTAAAACTGTATAATGGCAACACCAAAAGAATTAGAACAGATTAGATTACAAAAAGCAGCAGATGAACAGTTAGTATTAGCTCAGTCTAATACTACAGCATTAAATGCTACTGAAATTTTAAATGCTACTCCATCTGATTTAAAAGCACAAGGTATTGCTAAATTACCATCATTATTATTAGTACTTGGTGATCAAATCAAACAAATTATAGAACCTGCGTTAATAAATTTAATTAAAACTTATATACAAAAATATATAGATGCTGGTATTTGTGCTGATCAAGCTACTATAGATAAAATAATACAACAACGAAATTTAATAGTTAATCAATTAAATAAAATTGTTAAAACTTTAACTATTATCACAATATCATTAGCAGTAGCTATTACATTTTTAGATCTTTTAAAATTAGCTATTAAAGGTATTGATTTAGCTAAACTTGTAGCTATTGCAGCCGCTATAATATCTCCACCATTATTTCTTACTTTACCTACTACATTACAACAATTAGATTTAGCTAAAATAAAATTACAAACAGACGAAGAAGGTAATGCTAAAATAGCTAAATATAAAGCAATAATTGGAGGAGCAGCATTAGTATCATCTATTATTGGTGGATTTGTATTAATAGCTATAGGATTATTAAGTTCTATTGATATTTTCTTAAAAAAATGCGCCCCAGATCAAGCAAATGAATTAGTTCCTATATCTAAAGAAACACAAGATATAGCAGATGTTCAAGCTCAAGCAACAATAACACAAAATCAAACAACTTATAAAGGCTTTATTATTGAAATTGAATTAGTACCATATACTTCTACTATAACTCGTAGACGAGCTATTGGTAAAAATCAAGATAGTATTATATTAATTCAAACCGAATTATCATTTACAACTGATGATCAAACATTAATTGATGAATTAAAACTAATTATTGATAGAGATAATTTAAAAGCCTATTAACTTAATATTTATAACACGATGAAATCAGAAGAATTTAAAAAAATCATTAAAGAAGCCGTTCGTGAAGTATTCATTGAAGAAATGAAAGAAATACTTTTAGAAGCGGTTAAAGCACCTAAAGCCTCAGTAGGTCAAGGTGGTTATGGAACTGTTACAGAATCAGTAAAACCAATTAATTCTAAACCATTAGATCCGAACGCTAAAAAAGCAGTTATGGCTAATATTTTAGGTGATATGGCATCTGGTAGAACAATGACAACAGAAGCTCTTACCGCTAATACATTTATACCTAGAGGAGGAGACGCTGTTAATGGATCTTTACCTGAAGGTAATGTTGGATTAGATCAAATTATGGGTTTATTAAATAAATAATAATGGCATACGGTGCACAAAAAATATTTCCTATTGATACTAAAACTGGTACCGCTATTGGTGTTAGTTTAAATTTTAGTAACCCTGGAGTATTTCAGTCCACTTATTTAACTAAAGATGCTATTAAAAATAATTTAATAAATTTTTTCTTAACTAATCAACCAGAACGCTATTTAAATCCAACATTTGGTGGCAATTTAAGAAATTTTATATTTGAACAAATTACAGCTAATAACTTAGATTTTTTAAAACAAGATATTCAAAATCAAATAGGTTTATATTTTCCTAGTGTTATAGTAGCTAGATTAGATGTTGTTGAATATCCAGATATAAATCAGGTAGTAGTAACATTAAAATATACAATAGCAGACACTAATATAAGTGATCAATTAGATATAGCATTCAATTAATGGCAACAATTAAAGATATAAAATACCTAAATAAAGATTTTACAGAGTTAAGATCTAGTTTAGTTAATTACGCTAAAACGTATTTTCCAACTACATATAATGATTTTACTCCAGCATCACCAGGTATGATGTTTATGGAAATGGCAGCCTATGTAGGTGATGTTTTGTCATTCTATTTAGATAATCAATTTCAAGAAACATATTTACAATATGCTCGTCAAACAAATAACTTATATGAGTTAGCTTATATGTTTGGTTATAAACCAAATGTGACAGGAGTAGCATTAGTAGATATTAGTTTTTACCAACAAGTACCTGCTATATTATCTGGTTCATCTTATGTTCCTGATTTTAATTATACTTTATATATTGAACCTAACGCTAGAGTAACATCTAATCTTAACTCAAATATTTCATTTTTAGTTGAAGATCCAATTGATTTTAGTGTTTCATCTTCCGGTGACCCAACTGAAGTTACTATATATCAAATAGCAGGATCAACTCCTCAATCATTTTTATTAAAGAAAAATCGTAAAGCTATATCATCTAATATAAATCAAAAACAATATACATTTGATGAACCTGTTCAATTCGCAACAGTAGATTTAAGTGATGAAAATATTATTGGTATACTAGATTGTTTTGATAGTGATAGTAATCAATGGTATGAAGTTGATTATTTAGCTCAAGATACTATTTACAAGTCAATTAAAAATACTAACACTAACGATCCTTATTTATCACAATATCAAGGTGATACACCTTACTTATTACAATTAGAACAAGTTCAAAGAAGATTTGTTACTCGTTTTATTGATTCAGGCTCATTACAAATACAATTTGGTGCTGGAACTGCAACAGATAAAGATGAAGAAATTATTCCTAATCCAGATAATGTTGGTTTAGGTTTACCATTTGAAAAAGATAGATTAACAGTAGCTTACTCACCTAATAACTTTACTTTTACTCGCACATATGGTATAGCTCCGTCTAGTACCACATTAACCTTTAGATACTTAACTGGAGGAGGTGTTTCAGCGAATGTGCCATCTAATGATTTAACTCAGTTAACTTCAACTACTAGATTTTTAAATAGTAATTTAGATCCAAATACAGCTAATTCAATATTTGCTTCTTTAGCAGTTACTAACCCAGAAGCAGCAAGTGGAGGAGGTAGTGGAGATACAGAAGAAGAAATTAGACAAAATTCATCAGCTAACTTTGCTTCACAACAACGTACTGTTACTCAAGATGATTATTTAGTTAGAACATTAGCTATGCCCGCTAAATACGGTACAGT